GACACCAGCCCCGTCAACGCCAGCGCAGACAGCGACGCCTGCAGTTACTCCCCCTGCATCCACCCTATTTTCGCCGCGGGTAACGGCGACACCACCGCCGCCGATGGCTGTGCCAGCGCAAACAGCGACGCCACCGGCAGCGACGCCAGCGCAGACAGCGACGCCACCGGCAGCGACGCCAGGACAAAGGGCGCGCCCTGAACGCGTCTCAGCCGCGCAAGATGCCACAAGTCTTGGTCAGACGATCGCAAACGCGGTCCCTAATTTCCGGCCAACCCTTATCGTGCCGCCGCGCGCAGCACCGGCAGTACCCGGGCCACGCGCACCGCGCGCGGCACGCACGGCTTCAGCGGTTCCTCAGCTGCCAGCAGGGGCTGTCGGCGTCGCGCCGTCCGGAGCTGCTGAAGGCAGCACCTCGCCAAACCCGAAGGGCGGCACGTTTGTCGTTCATAACGGTTTCGTCTTCGCGGGGCCGTGATGGCTTCCGTCGCCGACATGGCTGCCGTCGTCAAGCGCTTCGAGAGCGGCGGCGATTACGGCGCGCAGAATGCGCATAGCTCGGCGTCGGGGGCGTATCAGTTCATCACGCCGACCTGGCGGCAGTACGCCTCGCAAATCGGCGTCGATACCGGGCAATATCCGACGGCGGCATCGGCGCCGCCCGAGGTCCAGGACCAGGTCTTTGCCCAAGCAGTATCGAAGCGAGGGCTCGGCGACTGGACTTGCCCCGGCTGCAATCCAAGGTTGTCGGCGTATCTGTCGGGCAACCAGGGGCAGCAGACTGGTCCGGGACCAGCGCTATCCGGGGCGACGCAAGACGTGCCGGTCTCCATTCCGCAGCCGCCCGCTGCAACTCCGGCAGCGCCCGCCTCGCCAAGCATGGATCCACGAGCCTTCGCCGCGATGCGAGAGAGCGCGTGGAGCCCGCCTGGCATGGGCGCCTTGTCCCAGGCCATTCCTGAGCCTGGGCCCGCCACGCCCATGCGCGTGCCGCTGATGCCGGGGGCGCAGCTCATGCTGGCCCGGCGGCTCGGGGGTTGAGGCTATGCCCGATACGCTGGCGCCAATCGATTTCAGCAAGTTAAAATGGACGCCGCCCCCACCGCCGACGCCGGTGCCGCCCCCAGCCCCGGAAGCCGTGCCAGTTCAGGCTACGCCAGCGCCAGATCCGGCTGCGGCGCCGCCTGATTTCAGTAAAATGACCTGGACGCCGCCCGCGGCCCCGGTCGCGGCGGCGCCAGCTGCAGCGCCCGCAACCGACGCGCCGCCTGATTTCAGCACCATGACTTGGACCCCGCCAGACCAGAGTGCTGCCCCGGTTGCTGCGCCTGCAGCTGCGCCCGCGCCGGAAGCCGCGGCCGCGCCAAGCGAGGACCAGACTGCGCCCGCGCGAGAGACCGGCTTCTTCAGCGGCCTTGGCTCGGGCTTCACCGGAAGCGTGCAAGAGACCAAGGACATCGCGACCGGGAATATCTTTACGCCGCCAGATCCAGGCGCGGCGCCGGAGCCCGAGCAGAGCTATATGCACCAGCTCGGCCAGGGCATCGGCGGCTCGGGGCCCATGCTGGCGGCTGGCTTAGGCGGCGCGGGCGCGGGCTTTGCGGTGGGCGGCCCCATCGGTGCCGCCATAGGCGGCGCCGGTGGCATGGGCTTGACGTCCCTGGCCTACGATTTGAAGCCCGCCTTCCTGCAGGCGAGCGCTCAAGGACTGAGCCACGACGACGCCGTCGCTTACGCCTGGAAGCACGCCGCGGCCACCAGCGCGATCGTCGCGGCGACGGCGCCCCTGTTCGAGGCCGCGCCCTGGATCGGCATCCCACTCAAGAACATCATCAGCAAAATGCTCTTTCAGGCGGGCGCGCAGACCGTGTCCGGCGCGGCGACGCAGGTCGGTGTGCCCCTGGCGCTGGGCGAGAAGCCGCCCTCGCTGGGCGATATCGTGGAGCAAGCCTCGCAGAGCGCCATCACCGGAGCGGGCTTTGCCGCGGGGCATCATGCCCTCAAGCGCGAGCCCGCGCCCTTTGCCCCGCCCGGCGAGTATCAGTCATCCGCCGACGCGGAAAGAGAAGCAGCAATCAAGGCCCCCGGTGCCAGCGGCCTGACCACGACCGGACCTGAGCGGTTGCCGCTTCCGGGCTCCCCGCAAGGCATGGACATCAACAGCCCGCAGCCGAGCCAGTTCGGCAGTCCACCGCTCCCGCAGGAGCGGGTTATGCCCGGGACTGCGGCACCGCCGATCGAAGCCCCGCCAGCGGTTGCACTGCCAGCGCCTCGACCTGAGCGGATGCCAGTGCCCACTGCGATTGCCGTTCCTGGCGCTGCTGCGCCGCAGCCGGATCAGCCGGAGCCTCGTCCAGCCAGCGCCGAAGGTGCCCCGCCAGCCGGTGCAGGAGAAGCTGCGCCCGCGACACCTGCGCCAGTGACGGCCGAGCCCAGCGCGGTCCCCCGGCCGTCGGAAACGTCTCCGGGTATAGAGCCTGCCGGAGCGACACCAGCACCGCCGCCAGAGCCCCAAGCACCGGGGCGTCCCATGCCGACAGGGGAGCATCCTCCAACGCCCCCAGCAGGCGTTCCGCGTGAAGCAGCAGCGGTCCCAGGGGCTGAACCTCGCGCACCATCGACACCTCCATCTGAAGGGGCTAGAACGCCCGCCGATGACCTCACTCGTACTGCTCCCGGACGACCCGGTCCAGAGGCTGCGCCAGGCGCGGCGCCTGCTGAAGGAGTTCAGCGGCCGGAACTCGGACGCGGTGTCGGCGGCGGAGATCAGGGAGCTGGCGCGCGCGGAGATCAAGGAGCTAAGGGCGCTCCTGCGCCAGCCGAAGGAGCCGCCCCCCGCGTAGGGGCTACCGAAGGCCCCGCCCCCAAAGGTCCCGCGATCCGCTCCGAAGCGCTGAAGATCGAGGCCGATCACGAAGTCCCCGGGCAATACGTCGCCAAGAACGAGCAAGGGCATGTGGTGGCTGTCGGCGACAGCCCGGAGCAGGCGCGCGCCCTTGCCGAGGAACGCCTTAACCGGCGCAATGCCGAGGGGCCTGGCCCCGAGGCAATTGGCACGAAGCCCGTGGCAATTGGCACGGATGAACACCTTAAGGAGCCCGCTAAGGTGTCCCCCGAGCCGGGACCAGGCGCCGAGACTGGTCCCGCTGGTCCTGAAGCTGGTCCCAGAACCGAGACTGGTCCCAGCGCTGAGCCTGGTCCCAAATACGACGGGACCAATCCTCACCCCGAGAGCATCGGCGCGCGCCTCGATAAGCTCGAAGCCCTAGGCCAAGACCGGACGCCTGAGCAGACCCGGGAGATGCAGGATCTCCACCAACAGCGCGACGCGATCGAGCGGCGCACCGGGGGCCGCGTCGCCATCCGGCAGGCGCAGCTCGATCAGATCAACGAGAAGATCGCTCAGGCCGAGGCGGTCGAGCGGAAGATGGCCGCGCGCAAGGGCAACGCGATCAAGCCATCCGCAAAGCTGCTCGCGCACCGGGACACGATCCAGGGCTTCAAGGATCAGCGGACAAAGCTGCAGAGCGACCTGGAAGCCGAGCGCTCAGCTGCAGAGGCGAACCGGCAGCACGCGCTCTACGGCGATCCCAACGCGCCGGAGCCCCACCCCGATATCGCAGCCGCGCCGCTCGGCGGCACCAAAGAGGCGCAGGCTCAGCTTTCCAAGCTCACGGCCACCCGCGATGCGCTGACGGCAAAGCTCGATCAGGCCCGCGGCAAGCCCGCGGAATTGCTCTCCCTTCAGAGCAAGCTCACCAAAGTCAGCGCCCAGATCGGGCGGATGCGCGGCATGACCCCCGGCAAGGGCGAGCGCCGCGGCGGCATCAAGGAGCCGTTCATCGGGCCGCTCCCGGTCAACCGCGCGCGCACCACGGACGATTACCACTTCAACGACGGGACCAGCGTCTGGCGCTCGATCTTCAAAGACGTAACCGACAAGAAGACCGGCAAGCCGATCGATCCCGACACGGCGACGAGCCTGCCGATCGAGCGCCAGAACAACATCATCCTGCAGCACCTGAAGGACCATTTCGGCTTCAAGGACGTGCGCCTTGAGGGCTGGAAGGAAGGCTCGGATAACCCGTCGCCGGTCGACCGGCATATCGCGCAGCAGGCGATGCTCGACATGGTGCGCGCCATGCACGACGGCATGAAGGCGCTCAACCTGCCGCCGGAGCAGGCCAGCCTCAACGGCAAACTGTCGCTGACCTTGGTCCCGCAAGGCAAGCGGCCCTATTACGGGCTCTACCGGCTGGGACGGCGCAGCGGCGAGATCGAGGTCATGGCGGGCGCGAACAGTTTCGGCCATGAGTGGATACATGCGCGGGACCACGCGCTGTCGGAGCGGCTGACCGGCAACCCCAGCGTGATGAACCGGCTCTTGACGCAATACGCGCGCGGCGGCGAGCTGCGGCCGAAGGATCCGGTCGAAGGCGCGTTCGCGCGGCTCATCAACACGATGTTCTACGACCGGCCCGCCCTGGTCGCGGCGCGGCTCGGCTTGGAGAACAAGGCGCAAGAGATCGACGCCAAGGGCAATCCGACCAAAGCCGCCCGGGACGCGCAGCGTGAGCTGGAATTGCTCGACAGGGGCGGCACCAAGCTGCCGATCCAGCTCAGCAAGTACCGCGAGCAGAGCGCGAGCTACGACCCGAGGCCCAAGGAGGCGCGCTACTTCGCCAGCGCGCACGAGATGATGGCGCGCGCGGGCGAGGCGCACATGTCGGAAAAGATGGAGCAGGCGGGACAAGACCCTCGCGGCATCGTCATGCCGAATGCGGCCTATCTCGAAGAAAACGTCAAGATCCTCAAGATGATCTATCCCAAAGAGGCTGACCGCGGGGCGATCTTCAAGGCGCTCGACGACCTCAACGAGGCAATCGCCAACGAGCAGATCTTCAACAACGGCAAGCCGCCCGGCGATTGGGTCGATTACGGCAAGTCCGATCCGCATCACTGGCCCGTGACCGCGCCCGATGCAATGAAGACGTCGGTCGGCAGACGCATCCGCGGCACACTCACCGCCCAGAGCGCCCTCCTCAGCCGCCTCATGAAGGAGATGGACCCGCGGGACCTGACCCGGCCGAAGAACCCCCAAAGCCTCGTCACCCGCATCCAGGACACGGTGTTTCGCGCGCATATGGGCTCAACGCACGGCTACATGAAAGCGATCATCGAGCGCGCGCCCGAGAAGGCAAGGGCCTACCTTCAGAGCATCCTCGACAGCCTGGCATCAGGACCCGGCGAAGGCCGCTACACCGTCGAGAATTTCGAGGAACGGGTCCGCAGTGTCGGGCGCGAGTTCACGCGCCGCATGGGCAACATCATGCAAGCGAGCGGTCTCGTCCCGGGCAAGATGAGCACCGAGGAAAGCCAGATGCTGCATCATGTGCTGACCGTCGGCACGGCAGAGTTCCCGATCGACCCCAACAACCCGGCCGCCGGGACCAAGCCGATCCCGGGCAATATCCTCGCCGCCGCAGGCAACATGCGCGACCTGCTCAACGACGCCTGGGCGATGTCGCGCAAGGCCGGGCTCGATATCGGCTTCGCCAAGAGCGGCTATTTCCCGCGGGTCTACGACCTCGCGAAGATCATGGCCGACGGCAGCGGCTTCCATGCTTCAGCCAAGGAACTACACCAGCTCATGTTCGACCAGGAGCTGGGACCAGCGGGCAGCAATCCCGAAGCGCTGTTCGAGAAATGGAGCAACGGTATCAAGGCCGAGGACAAGAACTTGACGGGCGGTGCTCCGCTGCGCGCCCCCTTCGCCGCGCTTGGCAGGAACCTGGAGCGTCAACGCGAGATCGAGGCTGCCGGTGGTCCCAAGACACTCGTCGAGCAGGCCGAGCTAAAGCAGCTGCAACGCGATGCCGCCGATCTCGCGACAACGCTGCATCCCAAGCTGAGCGAGCATCTTGCCGAGCTGAACGCCGATGACTGGCGCAACCGGATGACATCCAACGAGCCGACCAGTTTCGACATGAGCGGCCCTTCCGGTCGCTTCCTCAAAGCGCGCGTCCTCCCGCCGGAAGCCGACCGCATCATGCGCGATTGGATGTGGACTGACCCGAGCGTGGCGTTGCCGCATTATTTCGAGGGCGTCGCGCGCCGCGTCGCGCAAGCCAATCTGTTCGGCGCCGACGGCAAGCTGCTCGAACAGCAGCTCAGGATGGCGAAGGCCGAGGGCGTGAGCGATGCCGACGCCAATCTCTTTCGTGAGATGGCGAACAACGTCATGGGCCGCAACCAGGAGCGCGGCAGCAGCCAGCTGCAGTCGCTGCATCAGTTCTTGCACGCGCTCGGCTCGATCGCGCTGATGCCGCGAGCGATGTGGGCGTCATGGGCCGAGCCGATGAATGCGGCGTTAGCCACCGGCGACATGCGCACCGGCTTCAAGGCTTTCGCCCTTCAGATGCAGGATCTGATGGGCCGGGCGTCGGCGCGCGAGCGCACCGAGGCGGCGCAATTTCTCGGCGTGATCACGACACCGATGTATGACAGCATAATGCTGTCGCGCATGGGCGCCGATTACAGCGACAGCCCGAAGATCCAGCGCTTCATGACGAAGTACTATCGCGTCACCGGCCTCACCTGGCTGACCAACGCGCAGCGCGTCGCGAGCATGGGGGCCAATCACTGGTTCCTGACCAAGCTGGCGCGGGACTACACCAGCACCGAGATCAGCACTCATGCCAAGCACGCGCGCGAGGACGCGGCGCGCTGGTTCAACGAGCTGGGCGTCGCGGGCGGCGGCCATCCTGAATTCGCCGATTGGCTCCTGCAGCACGACACCACCCCTAATGCGCGCGCCCTGGAGAACGACCCGATGCGCAGCACCTATGGGCTGGCGATCCGGCGGCTGGTCGACCGCTCGATCCAGGATCCGTACAAGGTCGACCGCGCGATCGGCGCGTCAAGACCGATCATCGGCCTCATGTTCCAGCTGATGTCGTTCAATTACCAGTTCAACCGCAACGTGCTGATGCCGACGATGGATCGCATCAAGCACGATTTCGGGCGCTCGCGGCAAGAAGCGCTCGACGCCGGCCGCGGCACGATCGGCGCGCTGGGCCGCGGTGCGTTCGGCGCCACCGGGACCACCGTCCATACCGGGCTGGCGGTGGGGGCCATCGTCGGCGCGAACGTCATGGCGTCGACCGTGCGGCAGCTGCTCTTTGCCCCGGATGAGGTCAAGCAGCACGCCGAGGACGGCGATCTTCCCAGCTATCTGCTCAACTTGGGGTTTGGGCGCTCAGGCCTCAACGGGCCGCTCGATCCGTTTATCCAGGTCGCTACCCATCTTCGCTACAACGCCGATATCGCCTCGCTGATTAATGGTCCGTCGCTGACCTGGATGCTGTCGAACGCGAACGCCATCGTCCAGGGCTTCATTGGTCCCAAGAGCGACACCAACACCCAGCTCTACAACGCGTGGCGCGGCGCCTTCAACCTGATCGGCGTGCCGCTCGCCGCTTATGGGCTGACCGCGCTCGGCACCGTCGGCGGCCCGGTCACGCGCATCGCGGCCGGAGCCGCGCTGCAGCTCGGGACTTCGCCGCACGCCGCGAAGGCCACGGCTACGTACCTGGCGGGCGGCCCCAAAGGGACCAAGGCCGCGCCGCCCGACACCGGCGAGGGCGGGCTCAAATCGCTCGACGACGAGCGCAAGGCCGCGGGGTTCAAATCGCTCGACGAGATGGCAAAAGAGAACGCCGATACCGGCTCCGGCGGCCGCGACGGCAGCGGTCCCGGCGTTGGCGCGGGCGGCACCGGCTATGGCTGGGGGCTGGCCGACGACATCGCGGTTCCGGCCGCGCGCTATGGCGCGGCACCGGTCGCGCGCTACGCGTCAGGCTTGCCCTGGCCGGTCAAAGCGCTCGGCGTCGCCGCCGGGCTCGGCTATGGTGTCCACAAGGCGATGGAGGCCCGCGCGCCCTTTGTGGGGCAGCCCGCGCCGGAGCATCCCCAGCACCACTAGAGGTTGCAAAACTCCCCGTGTCTTTCGCACACAACACCGGCACAAATACTGATGTCAAAAAACCCAATGAAATCAGTGTTGTCTCGTCGTGTCTTGCGACATTTGTTGCGGAGTGTTCAAATTGAACACCTTGCAAGACAACCAACAAACGCTAAGTCCTTGTTATAACAGCGATATTTGGAAGGATTGTAATGCCGACCTTTCCCATGGCTAGGCACACTACAAACAACAAGAGACGCAATCAATTTCAATAGCTTAGCTCAGTTTATCCTGTTTTTAGCGAGACATTGTAGGCCGTTGTTGCGCAGTATCGTGTGCAACTCGCACAGTTTCACACTTTATCTCGCGCATTTACGGTATCCGGATACCCAAAAATAGGCATCTCTTGCGCGAAAAACCGAGCATGCAAATCAGTGTTCAAATACCCTTTGAACTAGTGTTCAAGTGAAAGCTAAGCCTGCGCCGCAAGGGCTTTTTAACTTCTAAGGGAGAGGTCTTCTTTTGTCGCGCGCACAACACCTGAAAAACCGTCTGGTTCGGCTTTGTCCCGGAAGACACAAAAAACACAGCAGGCCTTCTCCCATATTTCCCTCTTTCTCCCTTATGCTTTTTAGCGGGGCGTTTCACCCTTTTTGATAGCGCCGGACGATGAAGCCTGCGGCGTTGACGGGCAGCCCCAAAGCCCAAGGCGGGGGCGCGCGCATCGCCCCCAGCATGCGATCGAGGGTCGCATCGGCGGCGGCCCGGGGGACCTCAGCAATCAGCTCATCGTGGATCGTGGCGATGAGCGGGACGCCGGTCAGACGCAGCATCGCTTCGACCATCACGTCGCGCGCCACCGCCTGAGTGATGTTCTCGGCGAGCTTGCCGGGCCATGCCCGCAGCCGGGTCCAGCCGCCGCCCAAGCTGCCGAGATACGTGAACTCGGCGAAGCCCTGATCGTTGGTCTCGATCCGTGGGTGCCGATAGATCAGGTGCCGCCCGCTGGGGAGCCGGACCAGGATCATGCCCTGCCGGTGGATGATGGAGCAAAAGCCGACTTGCTCGGACGCGCCGGGGGCCGCCCGCATCACGCGCATCAAGGCCCTATGCGCTTCCCACCAGAACGTCACGATATGATCGTTGACCGCGCGCCAGGCCATCACTGCGTTGGTGGCCTCGACCAAATCGAGGACGATGCCATAGCCGAGCGCGGTCTGCATGAAGCGGACCGGGCCCATGCCGAAGCCGCAGGCCAGGACCAGCACCTTGCCGAGCTGGCGGCTGGGTGAGCCGATGGCGCGCGCGGTGACGGTGTAGATATCCTCGCCGCGCCGAAACACATCGAGCGCATCGCGCTGCCCCGCCAGCCAGGCCAGGACCCGCGCCTCGATCTGGCTGAAGTCCGCGATCGGCAGCATGCAACCTGCCCTTGCAATGATGGTCGAGCGCAAGCAGCTCGCGACGACGCCCAAAGCACTATCCTCGAACATGAGATCCAGGTCCGCGGGACCAGCCCCGGCCTCGATCACCGCGATCGCGCCGTTCACGTCCTTGATGCTGCCGCGGAACAAATTCTGCGGCTGCAGCCGACGCCCCGCCCAGCGGCCGGTGCGCTGCGCGCCGTAATACTGGAAGGTCCCGCGCAACCGGCCGTCCAGAGACCGCGCGCTGACGATCGCGGCGAGCTTGGCGGTCGACGAGCGGGACGCATCAAGCCGCGCCTGCAGCGCCTTGCGCGGCGCTCCTATGATGGCTTGATCGGTGAGCAGGGTCTGCACCGTCCCGCGGCGCAAATCGGGGGTGTCGACGCCTTGGAATTTGAGCCAGTGCCGCAGCTTCTCGACCTGGTTGAGCGAGCATACTTGGCCGTTGGTGAGGCGGATGATGTCGCGGGTCAGATCGTGCTGCGCGATAGCGGTCAGCGCCGCCAGCTGGTTGACGAGCGCGTGATCGATGCCCAGACCACGCTGATTAATCTGATGATCGAGTTCAAATACCGCCCGCTCGCGGGTGCTTAGCTCCGGGACGCGGCGATCGAGGGCGCGCTCGGTCTCGACGTCTTGCGCGCAGTAATCCTGCAGCGCCTGGAAGCGCACCGGATCGGTCTCGTGCCACCAGGTGAGCGGGCTGTGGCTGCGCGGCCGCGCGAAGCGCAGCATCAGGTCCCGCGCGGCGTGATCCTTCTGATGGGTCAGGCCCAGCGCCCGGCCTGCCAGCTCCAGCGAGGCGGGCCAGCCTGCGACCATTGCCCTTGCCATCGTGCAGGACCAGCGGGACAAGGGGATCGCAGGCCAGCCCTGCGGGACCAGCTTCGCGTGATAAAGGTTGAACTCGAACAGATAATTATGCGCGACAACGACGGCGTCCGCCGACAGCGCCAAGAGAAACTTCAGCGGCGGCGGCCCCGAGAGCCAGGTCTCGACGAAGCCGTCGTCGATCGCAAAGCAGAGCACCGTAATCCTGGTGTCGGGATGCTCGGCATAAGCATGGCTGCCGGTCTTGCGCAGATCGGCCGTCGACGTGGTCTCAAGATCGAGGACCAGGCGAGATGCCACATCAAGCGATCCCAAATAGCCGATTTACCGTTTTCCAGATCGCTTCGCCGGGACGCTGTCGAGCCCGCACGTAATCGAGGGATGCAAGGCTCACGTTCAACGATGCGCGCGGCGGGTCCGGGCGCGGGGTGCGCAAATTCGCCAAGGCATAAGACACGCTGAGCAGCGATACGTTCAGCTCGTCGGCGATCGCCTGCATGTCGACACCGAGCCGCCGCAGCTGCCGCGCCTTTCGACGCTGAGCCACGTCGAGCGGCGGCCGGTCCCGCAGCTCCAACGTCGCGCTGCTGGTTTCCCCAGCATGCGGACCAACAAGCGCGCGCGTCATCCCGGCCAGCCCGCTTCGCCAAATAACAGCAGTCCCAGCCGATCCACGACAACACGGCTGAAATTAGGGATATCCAACAGCGCCGATCGCGACGCCTGTCGCAGCTGCTCGATCGTGCCGCCGCCGGAGAAGTAATTGTCCATCAACACGCAGAGGCGGTGCCCGGGCCAGATCGGCACCGGGACACCAAGCTGCTGTTCAAGCTGGCATCGTTGATGCTCGCGTTTCGCCAGCGTGCGTTTGTCGAGCCATTTAGACGGCTTTACGCCCAGCTCAATCTTTTTAGGGGGGACTGACTTGCGCAGCACCTCGTTCACCCGCTTATGCAGCGCTAAAAAAGTACGCGACATGCACTCTAGCTGGCGCCGTGCATCGCTGTTGTTTCCGAGATACCCGTTGCGCCCTCCAATACACTCGAACTCGAACGTAAGCTCGACTTCCTCGGTAAGCGAGTTTTGCACTTCGACATAATGTTCATAGCGATCGTCAGCTTGCAGCTCGGCGGCGACAACGATCTCGTCCGCATCCTTGTCATAGCGCAATCGCGCATAAAGAAGGTCGGACATGCTCTCGGCGATCGTTTCAGCGACGCCGTCGGCCATCGCCTTGAGCCCTTTTTCAAGCATATCGAGATCCCAATTCCACTCGCTGAAATCCAATTTGCCGGTGTGTACGATTTTCCTGGGCATCGTTCACCTCGTCATGCCTCGCATCGCGTTAAGCAAGATCAGCAACACCTGCCGCTTTCCGCGCTTCCGCTAACGCTTCCTCACGACGTTTATTTTTGTTGGCTTCCATGCGCGCGACTTCATCCGGGTGCATGAACTTCCGCAAAAGCACGTCGATAACCTGCTGGCTGGTATAGGCCGCCGCAAGAATATCGCGCCGCGGCCGGGGGTCATCGTCATCAGTGTCGTCTTCGAGTATGTCCTCAAGCTCGCCGACAACGTATGTCAGTGTGCGGCGCATAAGCTCACACTCGGCAGGGCTAAAGACGATGGTCAAGGGCTCGTCGATCATGCCTGGCATTACAAAGCCTCCCTTAGAACGGCACGTCTTCGTCGGCCATCGCCGCCGCGCCTGGTCCCGTGTACTCGCTGAATGCATCCTTGGCGTCGACGCGGCCGTCAAGCCGCTCGCCGTCAACGCGGCACACCTGGATGCTGTCGAGCCCGAAGCTCACGCCCAGCCGCGGCGTCGTGTACGAGAAGACCGACACCATCGCGCGTACGCCTTGTCCCGGCCATACGTCCTCGGGCGTGGTGATCTCATTCTTGCGCGCGTCGATCACGCCAGGGCGCTTCTTGGTCCACGGGCTGATGAACTTGCCACCGGGCATCTCGTAGCCTTTGTATTTCTTCTCCGCGGTATCGCGGAACGGCGTCTTGATGGTGGCGAGGAAGGCCCGGTCCTGGCTCTTGCCGGGGCCCCAGGTCTGATCGATGCACTCGGCCACGGCTTTGCGCAGCGCCTGATAGGCGGGATCCTTTTGCGCGGCTTGGTCGAATAGCAGCGAGCATTGATAGACCGGCTCGCCGCCGGGCGCGCGCGGGCGCGGCGTGAACAGGTTCGGGAAGGAGAGGATACCGACCGGGGTTTGAACGCTCGTCATGGGGTCACTCCATTGGTGGACTTGTGGATAGGTTTGTGCATCGTCTCGGCGATCTCACCGGCGAGCGCGGCGTATCCTGCGCCGTCGACGTAGTTATCCAGATTGTGGATACCGCCGTAGCGGCGGGCGATCTTCATGGCCTCAAGCATGTTCGCGACATCGAGCGCGGTCAGCGACGGCGCTTGCGGCGTGGCGCGGTACTTCACGACGATGATCGCGTTCCACAGCTCGGCGATCGCCTGCAAGCAGACGAGCGCGTCGCCGTATTGCTTGGCGCGCTCGCCGCTCACAAGCGCCGCAGCTGTCTCGCAGATCGAACTAGCTTGCGCTGCCGTCATCAGAACAGCCCCGCTACGGTCAAAAGAAACATCGTGATCGCGAACGCCAGCAGCATGAAGGCAAGGACCGTTGCGAGCGGTCCCCACGGCCGCGGAGGTTTTTTCGTGGTGCGCATCCGGGACAAGCCGTTTGAGGCTGCAAGCAGATTGGGATCGAGATCGAGCGAACTGAGCGGGTGTTTTTCAAGCCACTCACTCCCACAGTGTTTTTCGATCCACCATTTGGGCGGCCGAGACCGATTTGTCGGTGAGTAAAAGCCAGGATCGGTCATCAGACGCGGCCCAGATCGAACAAACGCTTCATTTCAAGGATCGCCTCGTTGAGTTCGGCGGGCGCATCGGTCGGCGGCTCGCCCCAGATCAAGGGCCTTTCCAGCTCGTCCCGGGCGTGCTCGGTGAGCGCGAGTATCTTGGTCAGCCGCTCGCGTAGCTCAGGCTTGTTACTCGACATCGCTGAACTCCTTTCCGGCGTCGTTGATCCGTGCCAACTTCACGCCTGTTGAACGAGCTTCGACGAGCGGACCGACTTCGTCCCAGCTCACCGGCCAGTGCGCGCGTTGAAGTTCCTTCTCTAGCTGAGCTGGCGAGCGCAACTTCTTTTCAAAGAGCAGCGTGCCGCTAAGACGATCGGATAGCGTGGCGACCGTTGCAACCTCGTCGAGCCAAACGCGGGATGGACGTGTCGGGACCAGGCCCCAGCCCGGGATGCGCTCTTGATGCTTGAGCCGATCGAGCGCGAACTCCCGGACGCGATCGATCCAGAGCTGCGCCAGCTCGGCAAGATCAAGCGCATCCGCGAGTTGCCGCGATGGCGCCGCCCCCGCTACCTCGACGAGGGGTGCCTCGATGAAAGGCGCGAACTCATGCTGTGCCATCGCGACTGCAGCCTCATGGAGCTTGGGACAAGCATGCGCGGCCGGGCAGAACCTGCACCAGGCCCCGGCGTTGAACGGCGCATCGGGCTGCGCGCAAGCCTCGACGCCCGGGACCAGCACATCGTCGATCCACATCAGCAGATCCAAGGGCGTCGTCTCCCAGGACCACACCGGCGCGGCGCGCGGCGCATGCGGCTGCACGATGGTAAGTTTTATGACCTGCACCTGCTCGCGCTGCGCGGGCGGCAAATGCAGCATCACACCCGCGGCGTAATAGAGCAGCTGCGGGTTCTCGACCGGCGAGACCACGACGCCCGCGCCGTTCTTGTAATCGACGATCTCCAGGGTCTCGCGATCGTGCAGCAGTGCCGCATCGACCGTGCCGAACAACGGCTCCGGCGGCGGGCTGCGCTGGAAATACCGATCGAGGTCGACGCGAAACTCGACCCGCTTCCACTCGGTGGGGACGTTGATATAAGCGAGCATCACGTTGACGCCATCGATGAAGTCCTGATCGATGACGCCGATATGCCCCTCGGCCTGCCACATCTCGCCCAGCGTGCCGGGGTCAAGCTCGGCTTTGCCTGCCTTGACTGCGTTCTCGATATAAGAGTGCGCCAAGGTCCCGGTCGCGGCGTAGATCGAGGACGGCCGATGCGGCGCGGTCTTGCTTAAGGCGTAGCTGCCGGGACAAGCCAGCCAACGATAGTCGCCGGATGCGCCCAGCAGAGAGTGCTCGGTCATTTCAGCGCCCTTAAATCGATCTCGGGATCAACCGGCGCCATGTTGTCGACGCGCGGATCGGCGGACGGGTAGAACGTCAGCCAAACATCGCGCGGACCGCCCATATCGAGCGGGCGGCTCGTGTCCCGTCTGACAAGATCGAAAGGCGCGATCGTCGCGCGCCAAGCTTTGCGACGATCCGCTTGATCAAAAATGTTTCGCACACGCTCGCGACTGAGACCAATCTCATCCGCAATTGATGCGAAGGTGCGTGTCTGGCCTTGATGCCAAATCCAATTATCGCGCCCGCCATAAGCCGCAAAATCGTGCTGCAGGGCAGCATGCCGCTGCCGCCGCCGCTCGGCTTGCTTCCCAACCCGCGCATCATTTGCAGCATGCCAGGCTAAACGCTTGTGCTCGCGCCATTCCTCGTAAGATTTAAAAGGCGCGTAATAACTCATGGCGCACCCGGATCGAGCGGCTGTGCTCGCGCCGGATGGTCCTTCAAGGGGAGGCGATCGACTGGCTCCGGCAAGCGCGGCAGCACCCGCCAATCATTCTCGGCATGCAACCACCAGACCGTGCCGTCGCCGGCAAGCGCGTATACGGTGTCGGCCGACACCGCTATCTGCACGATCTTGCGATAGTTCATCGCTGCAGCCCCGCGGCTTGAGCGAGCTTCATGGCTTGGGCGTAGAACGCATGGCCCTGCTCGACCGCGATGTCGTAGAACTTCGCGACCTGCCATTGCTTCTGCAGCGCTTTGACTTCCGCCACGCGCCCCGCGGCGTAAGCTTGCCGGACCAGCGCAAGGCCAGCGTCGCGAGCCTCGCCGGGGCTCATGCTGGCGGCCTCGGGAAACTCAAGCGGATCGCTGTCCGCAAGCGGGTCTGCGCCATTGAGTTCAGGCGCGGCGACGGCTGTCGGAGCTGCCTGAGCTTGCGCAGGTCCCGCGGCTTTCTTCGCGTCCTTCGCTGCGCGCGCTTTGGCGGCCGCGGCTTGCCGGTTCGCTAAGACCGTGTCGGCTTTGGTTTTGTCCGCCGGAAGATCGGGGAGATCCGAGACCACGGGGACCACGGGGGTCGCGGCGATCGCCGGATGGTCCTTCAAGGGGACCGGTCCCAGCGGAATTGGTCCCAGCATAGGGCCCGGTTTAAGCAGCGCCTGCAGCTGGGCGAGCAGTTGTTCCCCGACCACCGTGTTCAGATCGAAAGTGAGCGTCACTTGCATTGAAGTCGTCTCCTTGTAATGCGGCGATCTCGACGGCCTTCCGTCGAAAGACCCGCATGATCCGTTGATCGAGCGTGCCGGGCAGATAGAGGAAGCTCGCCAGCACGCTGTCGCGCTGCCCCAAGCGATGCGCGCGGCAAATGGCTTGCACGTTCTCGCCGGGCACCCATGAGGGCTCGACGATCGCGACCTCGCTGGCCGCGGTGAGCGTGATGGCGGTCCCGGCCGCAAGGATTTGTCCCAGGAAGATCCGCGTATTGGGATCGGTCTGAAAGCGTTCGATCGCCGCCGCGCGGAGCGCGGGGCTGGTCTCGCCGGTGATGACGACGGGACCAAATTCCAGCAAGCCGCGGCGCAGATGCTCGATCACCGCGTGATGCCACGCGAAGATGAGCAGCTTCCTTGTCGACGCCATGCGCTCTTGCACCCAGAGCAAGGTCGGCGGGACCTTGGCGAGCCCCAAGATCTGGCGCAGTGCCGCGACCCTCGCGTCCGGCGCAGAGGCGTGCAGCATGCGCATCGCCTCAGCCGTGGTCCCGGCCGTGCTTAGCGCGGCGTTGAGCTGCGCCGCACGCGCCGCATGTGATCCGAAATCGAGACGCGCCGCGAGATCGCCGGATGGTCCTCCAAGGGGAAGCGGGATGTCCTGGATCTGCAAGGGAGGAAGCTCCGTCAGCACTTCAAGCTTGCGGCGGCGCAGGATCATGGGACCAAGCGCCTTGCGCAGCTCGCCCTGGTTCTGGCTGCCGGTGATCTGCCGCCCATAGACGGTGTCGCGAAAGCGCGTGAAGCGGTCCTCGAACTGGCCCTGAGAGAGCGGCTTCCCAAGCGCCCCCGGCCAAAAGGTCCGGTAATGCTGCCATAGCTCGCCCGCGTGATTGGGCGAGGGCGTGCCGGTCAGGAGCAGCACCTTGTCTGCCGCGCTCTCCACGCTCGGCGTCGTGTGCGATCCACCGCCATAAATCGCCTGGGTCCGATTGGAAGGGTTCTTGAGGTAATGCGCCTCATCGAGGATCAGCAGGTCCCAGCGCAGGCGGCGCAAGTGGAACGCTGTCTTGCGGTTGCGATTGGACATCTCGTCGTAGCTGATGACCAGGACCAGCTGGGGCCGATCGATGGGGTAGCGCCGCTCGAAAGCCTGGATCTCGCCGTTCAGCGGCCGCGGCTCGACCAGGACCACGCGCGGGGACCAGTCCGGGAGCCAGGCGTTGATCTCGTTTTGCCACACCCGGCGCGCGCCCGCGGGGCAGATAATAAGAAGGCGCTGGACGTTGAGCTGCTGCGCCACGGCCAAGGCTTCCCGGGTCTTGCCGAGCCCTGCCTCGTCCGCATTCAGCAGCGCCCGGTGCCGGGCAAAGCTATCGACCAGCCAGCGCACGCCCTGTCGTTGATAGTCTCGGAGCGGAGCTGGAGCTTCGCGCACAGGTTCGCTGCCTCCCCACGACAACACTTTGTTGGTTTAGGGCCGAGTTCCAGAGCAGGAAGATGCGTGCTTTAGGTCTTGGTGCGAGGGGCTACTTTGTCTCGACGTTGTGTCTCGTGTCAAGCGCTAAGTGATACTAAGCCCACTCTGTTGCGATCCAAAGAGCGCGAGCAAAGCGGCTTCAGCCCGGCCGTCATCCTTGGCGCGAGCGAAGCTGGCGACGTTGGCAGGGAACATCCGGGACGCCACCAGCCGGGCCTCGTTCTTGTCGGGGCCCAAACGAAAAGATCTTTTCCACTCCTGAGGCGTGATTAAAAAGTACGGCACTCCCGTACTAGCGAGAATGCCGCGCACGATGCCGTAAGCGAGACCGAACGAGAACGAGCTGGTTACGCCTTGCTTGGGCAGCGCATGGACGCGCTCGATCCAGGCCACGTCAGGCTCGCCGGACGCGATCGCTTGCGCCAGCGCGACCTCGTTGAGCTGCAGGCGCTTGGCTTTGCCGACGAGAACGCGCGCGCTCGGCATGTCGTCAACCCACAGCGCTTCAAGGCTGGTGTCATAAAGGGCAAAGGCTCCGGCCGCGCCCGGGTCGATCCCTAGGATGCGCATAATGTGCGCATGCCTAAAGGAGTTCTTCTGGCTCGACTAGAAACTCACTGCAGTGATGATCCTCGCGTTCAAGGCAATACAGGACCGCACCGATATAGCGGCTCGGTATCGCTGAGCGCGTGCTCCACATCTGGACGGTCGCGTAAGCTAGTCCATGACCAGGCTGGTGCTCGTCTAGTGCGTCCAGCAATCCGCGAGGACCACCGCACACCCGAAAAACATGCGGAACGTCTATAACAACCATACTTTAGGCACCCCTTCGCCACGATTTTCACACTAAGGCGCGCTCTAGTCCCGCCGCTTAGTAGGCGCACAATGTGCGCATTAGTCATTGACAGCAGGGCATAACAAGTTGTTGTGTTTATCTCTAATCAGGTCTATACCGGGCCTGCCTACACCACTCGGTACGCCACATTACAAAACCGAAGTAGGCTTAAAGGAGCTTGTTATGATCCGGCACCGCGATACCAAGGCCGACACCAAGGCAGACACTAAGCCTGATACTAAGTCTGATATAGGGAATTATAACGCCCCTGACAACAAATCAGCGCTAGACTTAGACGCTGTGTTTCATCAGAATGACATCTCCCAAGCCG